CCTGTACCAAGGGCAGTACGAGATACAGCTTGTGCCCAATGTGGTGAACATCACCTACGGCAGGGATGTGGGCTACAAGATTGAGCAGGAAGTGTTTGACGCTGCCACTCACGCTATCTCCGCAACCGAGATCAGAAAGAAGATGGGCGTATGAGCGAGATAGACATCCGGTTTACGAGCCACGAGGCCGTTTGTGCTGAGAGGTATGCACAGATCAATGCGCGGCTCAAGCGGCTTGAGGGCGTGATCATGAAGACCGCTGGTGTCTTGATCGTCAGTATGGCAGCCATCGTTTATGCCTCTTTGACGTTGGGCAGATGAAGTGGAATAGGCGGGACAAATGATTGACCTTACCAAAGCCATTGGAGCAGTCGCAGCCAGCATTGCAGCCATTGGCGGCGGGTACACGTTGGCAGACAAGTTTGGGTGGTTTGACAGGGCTATCCTTGAGTGGTCACCAGAGCATTTTAAGATTACAGCAGCGGCAGGGCAACCTATCAACGTCACGGTGGCCCGGATTAAAAAACGTGATGACTGCTCAGTAGAGAGTTTTACGCCAAGCATCCGTGACGCAGCAGGTATGGTGCACGAGGCAACGACAACCGCAAGCAAGTTCAGCGGCCCAGCAGGGCCAACGATTGACACGTTTACATACCAACTCACGATGGTGAGAAAAGAGAAGATTGCGCCGGGTTCAGCTACATTGCTAGCGACGATCAAGTACAAGTGTCCCGAAGGTGAACGTGTCGTTCAATACCCCCGCCATGCTAATCTGAGTTTTGATTTAAAAGGGTGACCATGATTCCAATAGTTGCGTCCCTCCTCGGTACGTTGGCCCAGAACGGTCTGGGCCTTTTGTCTTCTGCAATCCAAGCCAAGGGCAAAGAGGTTGTTGAGAACACCTTTGGGATAAAAATTCCTGATTCCCCGACCCCGGAGGACGTGGCCAAACTACGTCAGCTTCAGTACGATCACGAGGAGCGGTTAATTGAGCTTGGCATTATGAAGGCCCAAGCCGAGTTGGAAGAACTCAAGGTGTTTGCCCTAGCCGCTCAGAATGAGGATAACAACGTCTCAGACCGCTGGAAAGCGGATATGAGCAGTGACTCTTGGCTGTCCAAGAATATTCGCCCTATGAGCCTTGTAGCCATCTTCGTGGGGTACTTCATCTTTGCCATGATGTCCGCATTCGGTTTGAACGCCAACGAGTCCTACGTCCAACTGCTCGGTCAGTGGGGGATGCTGATCATGGGTGCTTATTTTGGTGGACGCACGATTGAGAAATTGGCTGACATGAGGAGTAAAAAATGAGCCTAAGTCAAGAACAAGCCGCTTTCCTGCTGGATATGTGCAAGCTGATCCAGTACGCTACCGAGCAAGGTTTTGTGGTTACTGGCGGGGAACTGTCCCGGACGCCAGAGCAACAGGCTATCTATTTCAAAACAGGTCGGTCAAAGACCATGAACTCAATTCACCTCAAAAGGTGCGCCATTGACTTGAACTTCTTCAAAGATGGGCGGATAATCTGGGACAAGGGCATCATTGCTCCGCTGGGCGTTTACTGGGAGTCTTTGCACCCCAAAAATCGTTGGGGAGGCAACTTCAAGTCGCTGGTTGATTGCCCGCACTTTGAACGCAACGTCGGATAACGGAGAAAAAAATGACAGTCGCAGCCGTAATGACGTACGACAGTTTGGTCAATGACATCCAGACCTATCTGGAACGCACAGATGCCCAAACTTTAGACAAAATTCCGCAGTTCATCATGCTGGCAGAGCAGATCATTGCGGCTGAGATCAAATTTCTTGGCAACTTGACTGTGGCCACAAGCAACATGGTTGCGTCCGAGAACGTAATTCCCAAGCCTGCACGCTGGCGCAAGACTGTTTCAATGAACATCACCGTGGCAGGCAAGCGCCAGCCTGTGCTGCTTCGGACCTACGAGTACATCCGCGAGTATTGGCCAGAGGCTGCCAGCACTGACGTTCCGCTGTATTTTTGCGACTACGACTACGAGCACTGGTTGGTAGGTCCCACCCCTACACTGGCCTACTCCTACGAGGTGCTGTATTACGAGCGCGTGCAGCCTTTGGACTCATCGAACCAATCGAGCTGGTTCACCCAGTACGCCCCACAGGCGCTGCTGTATGGCACTTTGCTGCAAGCCATGCCGTTCCTCAAGAATGACGAGCGCATGCCTATGTGGCAGAGCAATTACGACAAAATCATTGAAGTCCTGAAGACAGAGAACGTCATTCGTGCTGCTGATCGTCAGGCGATTGTGAGGGATTCATAATGAGTTTTAATAGCCCCTTCACGGGAACCGTAATCCAGCCGACCGACGTCTCATACCGCAGCATCACGCTTTCTGCTGATTCAACGCTTTCGTGGCCAATCAATGGGAGCGACACCGACAACGCGGCGGCCCGCGTCATGGACGTCACGTCGCTGTCAAGCGGCTTGGTGTTGGCGGGCGTCCTTGTTACAGGCACGGCAGGCCAGTGCTCTTGCACTACAACTCCTAGCCTGTTTGTTGGCCAAGCTGTTGTTGTTGCCGGGACTCTAACTGGCACGTCAACGGGCCTTGTCAGCGGCACCACCTACTACATAATTCTCACCAACGGCTCAACAACTTTCACGCTGTCGTCTACTTTAGGCGGCACGGCGGTGGCCACCACGGCCGGCACGACTACCGGGCTGACCTTCACGCTTGACTCGTTTACCTTAGACATGCCGCCTGCAAATCAGGCGTCTGTGGGTATTGATGCCTTGTTCCGCAACGTCGGGTCTTACAGTTTTGAGGTCAGGACTTACGCAGGCGGCTCAATCGTCACGATCGCCCCCGGTGAGGCTAAGTACATTTACCTGACAACCAACGCCACCACGGCGGGCACATGGGGCCTAATAGCCTTTGGCGTGGGTACATCCAACGTGGATGCGGCCACCCTTGCTGGATTTGGCCTCAAGGCCATCTCTAACACCTTGAACGGAGCTATTGAGGTCAACACCTTTGCGTCCAACTACACCGCGCTGGCCACGGACCGGGCCTCAACCTATGTCTGGACCGGCGGCGCTGGCACCCTAACCCTAACGTCAGCCGTCACGCTGGGCAACGACTGGTACATGATGGTCCGCAACGGCGGGACTGGCACGCTGACCATTGCGCCATCTGGCGGTGACCTGATTAATGGCGCTGCAAATATTTCATTGCAGCCTGCCGACTCTTGTGTGCTTTGCTGCTCCGGCTCTGCCTTCTTCACTGTTGGCTTGGGCCGTAGCACCCAGTTCAACTTTACCCAGCTCACCAAGGCTGTGGTGACTGGCAGCTACACCCTGACCGCCGCCGAGGCCGCCAATGTAATTCAAAAGTACACCGGGACCCTGACAGGCAACGTGACCGTAGTGCTGCCCCAGACGGTGCAGGTGTACTACATCACAAACCAGACCAATGGTGGAGGCCCCGGCTACCAGATCACCTTTACCACGAGCGGTGGGGGGGCTACGGCAACCGTACCTGCGAGCCAACAGGTGATCCTGCTGTGCGACTCGGTCAACTTGCTCAACGCCTCAACGATCGCTGCTGGTGCGTCGAATGTGTCTTTGGTGGACGGCACGGTGGGAGCCCCGTCGCTGAACTTTGCAACGGAGACGTCAACAGGCATCTACCGACCCGGCTCTGGTGAGTTTGGTATTGCAATCTTGGGCGTCAAGCTGTTTGGTTTAACGGCTACAGGGCTGAACATACCCGGCACCGGCAACTTTACTGGGGGTGTTCAGGGCGGGGTTTTCTGATGGCAACCAAGGTTTTTACCCTTGACACAAAGCCGGGCATTCAACGCGACGGCACAGTCTTTGACAAAATTTTTTACACCGACGGCGAGTGGGTGCGTTTTCAACGTGGTCGCCCCCGCAAGATTGGTGGCTATCGTGTCATCTCTGACCAGCTTACGGGCCCCTCTCGTGGGATCTGGGTCAACACTCAGAACGCCTTCACCTCAATTTTCAGCGGTTACAACGACGGTCTGCAAGTTCTGACCATTGACAACAACGGCGTTGGCGCTGGTGTTAACAACTTTACGCTGACCAATTTCACCGCATCTGACCTAAACCTGTGGCAGTTTGACGGTTTCTATGACGTCTCAGGAGCCGGCATTCAGTCGCTTGTAGCGCACCCGGGTTTGAACCTGAACTCAATCAGCAATAACAGCAACACGCCTGTGCTGATTGGCGACATTGCTGCCTTGAATATGCAGCAGGTTGGCGTTTTTACTGATACCGGCTCTACTACAAATGCAAGCCCCAATGTAACTTTTGCAGCAGTAAACACGCTGATTGGGGCTGGGCAGTCGGTGACGGGGTCGGGAATCCCCGCAAATACAACCGTTGTTTCTGTTGATCTTGTGGGAACCACAATTACCTTGGCCGGGGTTGCCATAACCGGAGTAGCCGGGCAGTGTTCGTGCAGCGCAACCACCCTAGTTTTGAACCAATCAATTGTTGTCAGTGGAACTTTGACGGGTACTGGGAGCGGGATTTCTGCCGGGACTTATTTCATCATTGCAACAAACGGAACCACCACCTTCACGCTGTCAACAACTTATGGCGGGCCGGCAATTGTTACAACGGCCGGGACAACTGCCGGACTGACGTTTGTTGTGCAGGTGTCTAGTTTGTGGACCGTTGTTTTGAGCGCAAACGCAACCGCTACGGCCTCCGTCACCCTGACCTTCAACAACAACATCTCAGTCTCTGGCGGGGTTGTGTCGCTGCACCCGTACCTGTTCGTGTACGGCAACGACGGTCTGATTCAGAACTGTTCGGCCGGCAACCCCAGCGACTGGGTCTCTGCCGACGCCAATGCGACCAACGTGGCCTCCGGCAAGATTGTCCAAGGGCTACCCGTCAGGGGCGGCTCAAACGCGCCTTCTGGGCTGTTCTGGAGCCTTGACAGCCTAATCCGCGTGTCATTCATTGGCGGCACGGGGACGCCGGCTCAATACTGGCGCTACGACATCATCAGCAGCCAGTCCTCAATCCTGTCTTCCCAGTCGGCAATTGAGTACGACGGCGTCTATTACTGGTGCGGCGTGGACCGCTTCCTGCTGTACAACGGTGTGGTCAAGGAGATCCCCAACAGCATGAACCAGAACTACTTCTTTGACAACCTGAACTACGACCAGCGTCAGAAAGTTTGGGTAACAAAAGTTCCGCGTTTTGGCGAGATCTGGTGGTTCTACCCCCGTGGCGATGCAACCGAATGCACCGACGCCATCATCTACAACGTGCGCGAGAACATTTGGTACGACGCGGGTGAGGCTCGCGGTGCCCAGCGCTCTGCCGGGTATTTTTCGCAGGTGTTTGCCTTCCCCGTGGCTGCTGACTGGCATGTCAGCGAAGCTGAGATCGTGTTTACTGATACTTTTAACACGGTGTCTGGCAGCGTTTTCCTCTACAGCGACACCTACAACACGCAAGTTGCGATTGGCCAAGTCATCACTGGCACCAACATCCCGACAAACACCACCGTGGTGGCCATCACAACCAGCAACATCAAAACGCTTGGAGCTATTACAGCCGGGTCTGGCTACGTTGATGCAACCTACACCAACGTAACCCTCACAGGAGGGTCAGGATTGGGCGCTAAGGCCACGATTGTTGTTGCCGGGGGGGCAGTGACCACCGTGACCGTTACGGCTCGTGGAGCGGGTTATTTGGTGGGCAACGCCCTGAGCGCTACGGCAGCCAGTTTGGGTGGCGCAGGGGCTGGGTTTTCTATTCTTGTGTCGGCCATCTACCTTCAGGCCATTCAAATGTCGGCGGCGGCTACGGGCACGGGTGCGGTGTCATTGACTTTTTCAATCCCGGCTGACCTCATTGCCATGTACCAACATGAAATTGGCACAGACGAGATTGATGGCCAGAACGTGTTGTCTATCCCCAGCTCGTTTGAGACCAATGACCTTGGCTGGGTCTCTGGCGGCCCGTCCCAGCTTACCGCAGAAGGCCCAAACCGTTGGATTCGACTTGATCGGATTGAGCCGGATTTCATCCAATCCGGTGAAATGTCGGTAATTGTTACCGGACGCCCGTTCGCTCAGGGCGAGGACAAGGAGTCCGACCCTTACTTTTTTGGTCCCAACAACGGCAAAATTGACATGCGAGAGCAGCGCCGGGAGCTGCGCCTCAAGTTCACCTCTGACGTGGCCGGGGGGGATTATCAGCTTGGCAAGATCTTGCTTAGTGCCGAGATCGGCGATTCGAGGCCATATGGCGCTTAATCCTGCACAGATCTATGACCCCCGCTACAGCACGTTTGAGTCGTGGGCAAGCCTTATGTGCGAGCTGTACGGGGCTCAAAACCTCCAGATCCCCGATGCCCAGACGGACTGGAAGTTGTGGGGCAATGGCCTGAATGCAATCGACGTTTTTGCAAACGAGGCCACGCCCCGCACGGATCAGTACGACAATTGGTTTGATTGGGCCGAGGCCATGGTGGCGGCGGTTAACCCGGCAACTCAAACAACATGAACTGGCTTGGTAACTTATGAATATTTTGGAGTACCGTCGCAGAGCTTTGGGATATACCTACCGTGAGGGTTTGGGCTATGGCGATGACTCTGGCTACGGTACCACAGCCGCTCCTGTTGCTCCTGTTGCTCCTGCTCCTGCAAAAATAGACCCACAAATTACACGAGCCACTATTGCGGCCTCGCTTGGGGTTCCTGTTAACAGTGTAGACATACGGTACGGGACAAAACTTGGTGGGCGAGACGACAACACTGAGGTACAAGACACATCTAACGTCATCGGTTTTGCAGTTAAACACAGCCCAGAACTTGGGTCATTATTTGATCCTGCTGGGAACACAACGGGTTACTACATTCCCAAAAATCCCTCAACTATGGGGGAGCAATTTCTTGATTCACTGGAAGATATTGCCAAAGTAGCTTTTGTCGCCTCCGCTGCGTACTACGGCATACCTTGGCTAATAAATGCTGGCGCAGCGGCTGGGAGTGGGTTGGGTACTACTCTGGCGGCTACTACTGGTGCTGCTGCGTCAGGTTTTACCGTCTCCGGGCTTCTTGCTGCCCCCGGGCTGACTATCGGCACTGCACTAGGGATCACCAACCCTGTAGCTGCGGCGCTTGCTGGCAATATTATTATTCAAACCGCCACCAACGGCGGGGATGTAGGCGAAGCCATAAAAGGCGCTGTGCTGTCTGCCGGTTTAAACTTTGTAGGGTCTAACGTATCTGGCGCTGTAAACAGTGCGTTACAAGGTGTTGACCTTCCAGCTTTTGTCAAATCAGGAATAACGCAAGGCGTCACCAGTGTTGTAAGCTCGGGGATAACTGGTCAAAATCCCCTAAATGCATTGGCTGGCGCTGCGATCGGAACAGCAATAAGTGGCATTACCAATGCTATGCCGGGGTTTAGCCAGCTACCGCCAGCAGCCCAAAACGTAGCTAGAGCTTCTATTTCAGCAGCGTTAACGGGTAGAGACATTACCAATGCAGCTCTAAATGCCGCGCTTGTAGAAGGTAAAAAAGCTGCTGTTAATTACATCGACACTGCAACGGGTTTGACCCCGGACGTAAAAGCAATCGCCGACGCCTACAGGGACCCAAGCCGTGCTCTTGATGTAGTTCAAACCTCGGCACCCCCCCCCGCCGCGCAAGGTGCTGTTGCACAGCTCTATCGGGATATTGTTGGCAGGGAGCCAGATCCAACCGCATTAGATTTTTGGCAAACCGCGTTTGGGCCGAGCGTAGAGCAAAGCGAAATTGACTCATTTGCCAAAACAGTAAGGCAATCAGAACCAAACATAGATGTTGTTGGTAACTTGCAACGCGCCGGCTTAACAGAAACTACTCCAGTTACAGGATCAAATGTAACTGGGACTGCGCTTCCTCCTGTAAGTGGCACAAACGTAACGCCTACCATAGGCGGGGCCGCAGACGGTAGTACAGGAACAACTTATGTTACCCCTACCCAAGGGGGCGCGGCAGACGGCAGCACCGGAACAAGTTACGTAACGCCAACTGTAGGCGGTGCAGTGGACGGTAGCACCGGGACTGTGGTAACGCCGACTCCTACCCCTACGGCAACTTCTACGGTCACGCCTACCGTAACGCCTACCGTTACAACTACCGTTACACCTACTGTAACGCCTACGGTAACGCCTACGGCATCTCAAACTGCGTACGATCCTGAGTGGGGGGACCTTGATGCCGCAATGGCACGGGCTCAATCAGTTACGTCTAAGCCCACTACACAAGCAGAGGCGTTTGCCGCTTGGAGAGCAGCGCTCGGGCCAAACCAAACTTTTGATTGGACAAACCCGAGAACAGGAAAAGTAGAAACAATTTCTACGAACTACGCCAATGAGGTGCCGCAGCAAGTTATTGGCAACGGGGAAATTAACACAAGCCGGGCTGGTGTATTAGCAAAGCAGGCCAACTACGTACCAATCTTTAGCGAGGGTACTAAAACTGCTTACGCTGATCCAAGTACGAATGAGGTTATCGTACAGCAAACAGACGAACTGGGAAACCCTGTTGGCGGGTCCATCACCTACGCAGGCGAAGCGCCAGCCGGTTTTGTTCAACTCAATAAATTAGCCGGTGATGTAGCAAGGACTGGACTTGCCTTGCCCGCATCTGCCTTCGGAGAACTTGGGCAATTCTTTTCAGACGCGGTTACTTTAAGCACTGGGATGGATCGAAATTCCAGTTTCTATAAAAAAGCAACTGATCTGAAAAACTTTGGCGACAAGATAATGCCAAATGAAATTAAAAGTCAAGAACAAAATATTAAAAATGACATTGCTGCTGCGGATGGAATAGGAAAAAAAGCAGCAACCTTTTTTATCAGCGCATTTGAGAACCCACTTGGTGCAGGATCGTTTGCACTAAAAGAACTTTTGCAAGATGTATTGCCACTCGGATTGGCTACTAAAGTTGGCAAGATAGCTGGGTACACGTCTGCTCTAGGTGTAAATATTACGGCTAATGTCATTGAAAATTATGGCGCAGGAATAGGTAGTGGTTACGATCGACTGAAAGAAAAGGGATATTCTGAGGACGCTGCAAGAAGCGGGGCCATGCTTAACGGCGCTGAAGCCGCAATTGTTTCTTTAGTAACTACCGGCGTTGGGGACGCAGCTTTAATTAGGCGTCTTGTCGGAGATATTACTAAAACCGGTACTGGGTACACCGTAAAGGCGGGGGTAAAAGAATATTTATCAGAATACACAGAAGAATTCTTACAGACCGCTATAGAAGACTACAACGTAACTGGCAAAGTTGATCTAGCAAACGCACAAAATAGCGCTTCATTAGCCGCTGGCGTTGCTTCAAAAGTTACTTCTGGAACTCTTGCGGCAATGCAGGTTAACGAGCGGTTTAACGCAGCCGACGAAAACACTGCCCCGGTAATAAACACGGCGGCGGTTAAAAACGTTGCAGTTACAACCCCGGCCGCCGCTACCGCTGCAACATCCACATTGACCGTTGCTCAAGCGCAAGAGATGATGAGTGACTTGGGTTTGAACAACATCTCAGATCAAAATGCGTTAGATTTAGCTGGAAAAATTACTAGCGCCACATCTACCCAAAATCAAACAATTTCAGCGGTTGACGCTTTAAAAATAACCGACGATTTGGGGTTAAAAAATGTTTCGGCCGATGTTGCTATTGAGATAGCAAATGAAATTTTTGACGCGGCAACTCCAGATGCGGCCGGGGTTACAAAAGTTGAACCTACGATTGACCCAAATTTTGTTATTGGGCAAGACGAAAATGGGGACCCCGTAACTTGGGGCACTATAACTTCCTCGTTGACAGAGCTAGTTGACCCCAACATCAAACTGGCAACCGATGCGGGGTTCCCGGACTTCGCCACCTACACCCAGTACAACGGGGACATCGGCGCATACAACACGGCCAAGACAGCCGCCGCAAATTTGCAGACGGCTCAGACGGCCGGCTTTCCTGACTACGCAAGCTACATCCAATTTAACGGGAATTTTGCCGCTTACGAAAAAATGAACAATGATGCTGCAAACATCCGGATGGCCACAATAGCAGGCTTCCCGGACTACGCAACATTTTTGCAGTACAACGGAAATTATGGCGATTATTCAACAGCAAAAACTGCGGCAACAAACCAGCAGACTGCAACCGCCGCCGGCTTCCCAGATTACGCAACGTACACCATGTTCAATGGCAATCTGAATGCCTATGACGCCTCAAAAAATATAGTCACGCCGACTCCTACTCCAACCCCCACTCCGACCCCTACACCAACCCCGACGGTTGACCTGACTCCGACGGTTGACGTAACACCTACCCCAACCCCAACTCCAACCCCAACCCCAACCCCAACCCCAACTCCGACTCCAACTCCGACTCCAACTCCTACCCCGACTCCAACAGTCACTACGGATGACACTGGAATGTCCGTTGCTGACGCTTACCAGCGGGTTCTAGGACGAGCGCCAAGTGCCGATGAAGTTGCCTATTGGCAGTTTACGTTTGGTAACAGCGTGGACCCTACTGAGCTATCCACCTTCAGTGTGGCGGCTCAACCGGAACTCGCAGCGGCAGCACCAACGAATACAGCCGTGCGGGATATGTACATGGAAGTGCTGGGCAGAGCGCCTGACGCCTCTGGCTTGCAGTATTTTACTGATCGTTTTGGTACTGACGTTAGTTCGGCTGAACTAGATATTTTTAAGGCAATGACGGCTGAGGAGCAGGCCGCCAATGCTGCTAGGGACGCTGCAAAGACTACCCCTACGCCGACCCCCACACCGACCCCCACTCCAACAGTAACCCCTACGCCAACTGTTACCCC